TTGATTTTGCGGATGCAGTAGTGTTCCATGTGATTCTCCTATTTAGGCGTGAAGGTATCGCCTGCCGCTATATATAGCACATCCATGCTACTTGATCAATAAGACGGGGATACGATTTTGACAGGTACGGACAAGGTTTGACAGGCAAATGACGCGGGAATACAGCCCGGAAGTTAAAGCGCAGGTCATGGCGGCGCTGCTGGCGGGGCAAAGCATCCGCCAGGTGTCGCGCGAGCACGGTGTGCCAAAGACAACCGTAGCGACATGGGGTAAGGAAGCGGCGGGCGTCGTGGGTGTCCCGTCTGTCCCGGACACAAAAAGGGAGCAGATCGGCGGGCTATTGATTGACCTGCTGATCGCCAAGCTCAAGAGCCAAATTGCGCTTGCCGAACATTCGGGCGATAAAAGATGGCTCACGCTTCAGGATGCAAGCGCCGTCGCCATGCTGGCCGGCGTCAGTGATGACAAACTCATTCGCCTGTTGGAGAAATTTGAAGATGCTGGGCCTGAGTCTCAAGCTACCTAAAGTAAATACCGGCCCCTTCAACTTTGGGCAACCTTCGCAAAGAGGCGGCAGCCAGCCCTTTGACCGTTGGCTGTCACAGGTGACGCCCAGCTACTCGTGGGAGTGGGCGCATCTGCGCTACATTCGCACGGCGCTCGATCAGGTGACAACCGGGGCGATTAACCGGCTGATGATCTTCTGCCCACCACAGCACGGCAAAAGCCAGCAGACGACGATCCGCTATCCTGTTTGGCGACTGGAACACAACCCGGAATTGCGCGTCATCATCGGCTGTTACAACCAAACACTTGCCAACCGTTTCAGCCGGCAGGCGCGGCGTATTGCCGAGGGGCGCATCGCCTTAGACCGCGAACGCCGCGCTGTGGAAGAATGGCAGACGGCAGCCGGCGGCATCTTTCGCGCCGTGGGTGTTGGCGCAGGCATTACGGGCCAATCGGGAGATCTGATTTGCATTGATGATCCGGTCAAAAGCCGCGAAGAGGCCGAAAGCCAGAGCTATCGTGACCGCTGCTATGACTGGTACAGCCAAGACCTGTTCACACGCCAAGGGCCGCAGGCGGCGATCATTCTGATCATGTGCATGACGGGCGATACACCCGTGCTTATGGCTGATGGGACTGAACGACCGTTACGTGATATTCGAGTGGGTGACAACGTGGCAACCTACGATAACGGAAAACTAGCAACGTCCACAGTGCGAAATCACAGGAGTAATGGTCTTGATTCCGTCTACCGAATCAAGACGACTTGTGGTATAATTGTCTATGCAAACGAACGACATCCGTTTCTAGTAGAAGAGCATGGACAACTCAAATGGATCAGACTGAGAGACTTGACTACGGCCCACAGAATGTTAGCCGTAAAGGACAGTGGGGCAAGTGGAAGGGCAAAACATGCCTCGTTGAAGGCTGTGAGAAGCCTGCTAGAGCGCGAGGATATTGTGCCTCACACTACGGCAAAAAGTGGTGGGCCGACGGACATCGCCCGCCGACAAACAATCCAGAGTATCGGCGCAACATACGGCTCAAGCAACGGTATGGAATCACCGCCGCGGAGTATGACGCGCTGTTCGCAGCACAAGACGGCAAGTGTGCTATTTGCCAACAACCGCCAGGGGAGAACGTGCGCGCGCATTGGGGCGGCAAGCTATGCATTGACCACTGCCACGAAACGAACACCGTCAGGGCGCTTTTGTGCAACGACTGTAACCTCGCCGTGGGCTATGCCAAGACCGAAGCAACCGCACTGGCAATGGCCGAATACCTCCGACTTCACAACCGAACAGATTGAGAGTATTGACCCCGCTGGCGTTGAAGAAGTTTTCGACATCCAAATTGAGCGCACAGAAAACTTTATAGCGAATGGCTTGGTGAGCCACAACACCCGCTGGCACGAAGCCGACCTGGCCGGGCGCATCTTGGCCTCAGAAGATCTCTGCCCAGCCCGCTATGATGAGGCGGCTTTAGCGGAGCGGCGCATGGTGCTGGGCAGCTACGCCTTTAACGCGCTCTATCAGGGCCATCCTTCGCCACCCGGCGGCGGCATGTTCCAGCGCGACTGGTTCAGCATCGTCAATGCTGCGCCGGCGGACGCTACCCGCGTACGTTATTGGGACAAGGCGGGCAGCGAGAACAGCGGCGACTACAGCGCGGGTGTCAAGCTGGCGCGTGACGCCGACGGCGTGTTCTACATTGAGGATGTCGTGCGCGGCCAATGGTCGGCCCTGGCGCGTGAGCGCATCATGCGCCAGACGGCTGAGATGGACGGCGGCAACGTCAGCATCGGCATTGAGCAGGAGCCGGGCAGCGGCGGCAAGGAAAGCGCCGAGAGCAGTATCCGCAACCTGGCCGGCTTTGCCGTCAGCGCCGAGAAGGTGACGGGCGAGAAGGGCGTACGCGCCATGCCCTTCGCCGCGCAGTGTGAGGCCAGGAACGTCAAGATTGTGCGCGGCGCATGGAACGGGGCGTATTTGGACGAGCTGTGCAGCTTCCCGTATGGGGCGCATGACGACCAGATTGATGGTTCGAGCGGCGCATTTGCCAAGCTGGTGACGACGGGCAGCCTGCTCATGTTTGGCGGCGGCGAGTGAAAGACAATACGTCATTTCTTTTTCCGGCTCAAAAGAGCATTGCTATACGGCTAAAAGGAAAGAAGCCGGGAACCGCGTTGGTTCTTTATGGACTGCCACTAGGTGGACATGTGAGATGGGAGATATGGGAAGGTACATATGAAACTCCCTGGGAACGTCAATGGAACTATGAGGATTTTGAAACGGCGCGGCGAGCGATGCGAGTCTATGCCAAAGATGACAGCACCGAGCCGGTGGGATGGGATCATTCTTTTACGCCGGGTGATGACCCGCACATACTACGCCGCCGTTTCGGTAAAATTGTCGATGGGCAATGGATTTTTTGGGACTCGCCACAACAAACCTTTACCCTTCTAGAGGAACTGCCCAAAAAGCGGCGTAAGAGACAAGCGAAATGACGCTGAGGCGTCTGTAGCCAATGAAACGATTCACGCGTGAGCCAGACCCAACCGCCCAGGAGTGGCGCAACTTGCGCGACGAGCAGGGGCGGCTCTATGGGCGTGTCAACCGGGTCCAGATGCTGCTGGAATTGCGCCGCAATCAAAAGACGGTCACGTTCGACCTAAAGCAATTGATTGAGATTAGGGAATCCGAAACTAATAAGGCAAAATAATGGAACATTCGATAAATTCAATTTATTCGCCACACCTATAATTGAATTTATTCGGAAAATTGAATTTATTCGCCAAACCAAATAACCTCAGAGCGCACGACGCCCACGAGCCAGCAATGGCCGGTGGGCGTTTTTTGTTTACAGGGCGCACGCATGAACAACCGTCTTACCTTATTCGATGGCGCATCCCTCAAATCCACGAGCCTATCCAACTGGTCTGCCGACGAATGGTCAACCGTCTTTGGTAGCTACTTTGGCGGCGGGGACGCATCACCGCGCAGCCTGTACAGCATGGTCGGCTGGCTGTATGCGTGCGTCAACCTACGCGCCGACCGCGTGGCCTCGATGCCGTGGTGCATCTATAGCGGCGAGAACAAGCTACTCAGCGACGGCGACGACCTCACGAGGTTTCCCTTCCTTGACAACTTTACCGACCTGCTCGAACTGACCGAAGCGGCACTTTGCCTGTGCGGCTATGCCTATTGGTTTAAGGCGCGCAACCTGGCCAACAAGCCGTTGGGGCTGCGCTGGTTTGCGCCCGATTCGATTGAGCCGGTCTATAACCGGGACGTGGGCATCAGCGGATTCAAGCGTTCGCTGGGCGGTGGCGGGACAAGCATCCAGTACTCACCTGAGGATATTGTCTACCTTCGCTTACCCAACGCCTTTAGCGAATTAGAGCCGGGCGTACCACCGGCACAGGCGGCGCTGGCCGATTCGTCCGTGCTGCACAACATGAATGAATTCAAGGCCGCCTATTTTGCGCGTGGCGCGATCAAGGCGACCATCCTGACGATTGACGGCAATCCGGCAGATGCTGAGGTCAAGAAGCTCGAAGCCTGGTGGAAACGCTTCTTTAGCGGCATGAGCCAAGCCTGGTCAACCGCAGCCGTACGCGCCGGGGTGACGCCCGTCATCGTCGGCGAGGGGCTAGAGTCACTCTCCAATAGCGAGTTGACCGCTGAAAGCCGTGAGGCGATCGGCACGGCGCTAATGGTGCCGTCCAGCATCCTCGCCGCCAACGCCGCCAACTTTGCCACGGCGCAGCAGGACGAACTCAATTTCCTCAACAATTGCATCATCCCCGAAGCCAAGCTGATCGAGCGCCATCTCAACCGCCAACTGTTTGGGCCAACCGGCCTACGCTTCCACTTCGAGCCGGAACGCCTCTCCGCCATGCAAGAGGACGAAGAGCAGCGGGCGCAGAGCTATGCGACCTATGTCGGGGCCAAGATTCGGCCGAGCATTGCGGCGCAACTGGTGGGGCTGAACCTGCCCGACGGCGTGACCTATGAGATGTTGGACGCCGATTTGGCCCAGGAGCAGGAATTGCAGCGCGCTCAGGCCGAGGCGCAGATTGCCCGGCTGAATGCGCCGCCGCAGCCACAACCGCCGCAACTAATAGACCAGACCGCCGAAGAAGTACGGCGCTTGCAACGGTGGGCCAAAGGCAAGAAAACGCCCAATGTGGACGCCTTCCATAGCCACATTCTTGACCATGACGAAAAGATGGCCGCACTTGGCTTACAGGGGGACGCGGGCGCGGCAGATGCGCCCTTTCCAGTTGACCTGGCCCACGGATGGGAGCATTACCCATGAGCAATACAAGGCGATGGTCTTGCAGCTTGACCCGGACAAGGACGACGCCGAGCAAAAGCTGCGTATGGAGTTGGAGCGCCAATTTGCCGCCGAACTGGAGCGCGCTTTGCGTGAGCAGATGAACGACCTGATCCCGCCCACGGCGTCAGATGACACCGTACGCGCCGCGCCGGCGCATGTGACCGCCACCAGTGGCCCGGTGCGGGATGCGCTGGTCAAGGGGCTAGGACGCGGCGCAAGTATCGGCGTGGGCGTGGCCTTTGACCAGTTACAGAGCATCGGCATGGGCTTTGCCTGGGATTTGGCCCACACAGAGGCCGCCAAGTGGGCCAGCGCCTATTCCTTTGACCTGGTACGCGGCATCAACGCCACGACGCAGGCGCAGTTACAGACGGCGGTCGATGAATGGTTCCGCAACCCGGATTCCTTAGGCGCGCTGCGTAAGCAACTGACGCCGACCTTTGGCGCCAGACGGGCGCAGCTGATCAGCCAAACGGAGACGACGCGGGCGGCCTTTGAAGGCAGTACGCTCGGCTATGAGGAATCAAAGGTTGTGGCGGAAGTGGAGTGGGTGACTGTGGCTGATGAGCGCGTATGTCCGACCTGCGGGCCGTTGGACGGTAAGCGGGCATCGCTACGCGGCACGTTTGAGGGCGGGGCCAGTGTACCGGCACATCCCGGCTGTAGGTGCTTTGTGCGGCCTGTGGTGCAGGAACCGAAATGAGCATCACCGTGAGCGGCCTGAACGAACTCTACGCCAAACTTGACCGCGTCGCCGCCCTGGACATCCTGGAGCCGCCGATGCAGCGCGGCGTGCTGCGCCTAGAAGCCTATATGAAGCATTACCCGTCTCCGCCTCCGCAAAGCACGTATAGGCGCACCGGCACGCTGGGCAGACGCTGGGTGACAGCGCCGATCGCACGGACGGGCAACACATTGATCGGCAAAATCGGCAATAACCTGGGCTATGCGCCTTACGTCCAAAGCAGGATGTTGCAAGCACGCATCCATCAGGGCCGTTGGCGCACTGACCAGGATGCCGTACGCGACAACGAAAC